CTTACACCTCAAGCCGTTGCGCATACAGGATAGTTATCTCAGCTCTTTTGTCAAGGCTGAGAAAATCAATCTGACCGCCAAGTGTGATCCTGCCCCCAGGATCATACAACCGCGGAGTCCACGTTACAACGTTGCTGTTGGAATTTACATTAAGCCTATAGAGGGTGTCCTCTATAATTCAATCGCGGAAGTGTTTGGGTCCCCCACAGTAATGAAGGGGCTCAACGCTGAGCAGGTCGGCAAAATCATCCACAACAAGTGGATGGAATTTCGTCAACCTGTTGCCATTGGGCTCGATGCTTCACGGTTCGATCAACACTGTAGCTTGGAAATGCTACAGTGGGAACACTCTGTCTATCAAGCATTGTTTCCGAGAAGCAAAGAACTACGCCGTCTACTCAGCTGGCAGTTGCGAAACAAAGGTTTTGCTAATTTACCAGATGGCCGAATCAAATACACTACGCGGGGTTGTCGTATGTCCGGTGACATGAACACCGGCTTAGGCAACTGCCTCATTATGTGTGCTTTGGTTTGGTCATACTTCCGTAATAAATGTCGCATTGAGTTGATTAATAACGGCGATGACTGTGTTGTGTTTCTGGAGCAACGGGACCTACACCACATGGATCAATTACCCAAGTGGTTCACCCAAATGGGATACACCATGAAGGTGGAGACACCAGTTTATGATCTAGAACGTGTTGAATTCTGTCAAACACAACCAGTGTACGATGGCACTGCATATCGCATGGTGCGAAATCCGAAGGTGTGCCTCACCAAAGATTTAATAAGCGTCAAGAACCTACAAACCGAAAACGCTTGGCGTTACCAATGTCAAGCAATCTCGGACTGTGGTCTTGCTGCCTATGGCGACATGCCAATCTTTTGTGAGTTCTACCGTATGTTGAACCACAACTACAAGGTTAAACAAAACACACACCTAACTACTGGCTTTGAATTCCTAGCCAATGGATTATGCAACCAGGATAAACCTGTTTGTGATGAAGCTCGTTACTCCTTTTGGAAGGCTTTTGACATCACACCAGATATGCAGGAAGATCTTGAGAGTCTATACCGTGGTCTCAAGCCGACTTTTCGGCCGGGGCCCGTTGATAAATTCGACAATTTATTACCGACTAATACGATCTAAGCACTTTCGCTCATATTGCATAATAACTATTAATAATGGCCATGATACC